GAGATAATTCGCTTGAACTTACAATTGAGCGATATTCGCAAATAAATTCGTCATTCGACATTCCAATTAACTCAATTCCGCGTGCCGCGTATAATTCAATCAAATATGACTGAGTAGAGATGATTAGATCACAAGCTAGGTTTTCCGTTTTAGTATTCATATGTTTTATGTGTATGTGTTATGTGTGTGGATTAACTATGATAGCAATTAACTTCACCGAATAGCTCAGCTTGCATTCTCGCTATGTCATCATTGACTGCGGTTGCAACTTTTGAACCATACATTCTGTGTATATCCTCTATGCATTCGACGTGATTAAAATACATTCCGTATTCCGAATTTTCTTGTGCGTAGAATTCGTGCGCTTGTTCCGTTTTTGTTTTCATATGTTTTATGTGTTTGTGTGTGTGTGGTTTAAATAGTGGATTCGAATTGCTTTACCAATTCTAAAGTATCCGCCAAGGTTTTACAAAAAATAGGCTCTTCAACATCACCGCATTTTACCAAATAAGTGTTGAATTCTTCGTTGCTTGCATCGCATCGCGTTGAATTAGGCACAAATATCTCCATAAAGTCATCGTATTTAGGGTTCGGTATTTCTCTACTAATGGAAGCCACGCAATCATTGCCATAGGAACAGTCAGACCAATGACTTCCTAATTCGGATAAAAGTTTATCTATAATCGGTTGAGCGATTGAGGGATTGTGATGGTTATACATATGATTTATTATTTATTTGGTTAATGTGATGGTTCGAGCTACGTTGAATAGGCTAAAACAAAGACAGTCAAGTATATTTATTAAAAAGAATCAAATACTTTTCACCGTCAAAGCACTCCACTAGATGAGATAGATAGAGATAGACCTTGGCGAATGCATCACTTCATCACAAAAGAAAACAATCACTCACGCACGAAAGCCAAGCCGTCAGTCGGATCGGACAATAGCGCACCCGGACGCGCGGGCGTTACACCTGGACGTGCGCGGACGTTACACCTGGGCGCGCGTGTATAGCACGTGGCGCGCGAGACAGGGGAGGGGGGGGTCGAAGCGATTCGTCGGCTCAGTGTATGTATACATATACAGCCCCTCAAAAAAATTCAGTCCTCAAGGGGCTTCTACCCACCAGGGCTTCACTTACTGTGTACCATAAGATGTCAGTTTATGACTTCTCTTTTATGATTCCCTTTATTTTATATTCATTAAAGGAATTACGTTTAGGACTTAACTGTCCTATGAAGTTGCTGCCTTATGGTACGCAGAGTATAACACGAAATCTGGGATTGTATACATATACGAAGTACTTTCTTTAATGTATTAGCACTGCTAATAGTAGATTCCTTACTGAGTAGTAGAGTTAATGATAACTATGATAACTAATGCTTATAGTATATAAGCTTGACAAGTAGTACAGCTAATGCTTTGATATGAGTATGGGAGAAGATATGAATGCTACTGAGAAGGAGAAGGAAGCTTTACTGAGCGAGATTCAGCAGAGTATCCACGAGGTGGCTAATGAGAAGCGTGGCTTAAAGCTCAAGTGCTTGAGTGTGTATGATCCCGAGAAGGTGGCTAAGTTGCTTTACCTGTACAGTACGGGGAGTAGCCAGACTAGGCTGGTGCGTCACTATGGTTTCGAGCGGGATACTGTCATCAGTGTACTCACTGACTACGCTGACCATATGGGCACGTTCAAGGAGCTGAGTGGTAGGATAGCTGCTAAGAACTATTTGAACCTAAGCTCTCTAGAGGAGGATTTAATTGATAAGGTACGCGACCGTCTGGAGAATGATCCAGAGATGGAGGTAGGCTTCAAGGACATCAAGGAGCTATCAATAGCTAAGTCCAATGCGGCTCGGGAGGCTATGACGGCTAGAGGGGAAGCTACGCAGATTACTGAGGACCGGAAGGTGTACACACAGGATGACTACGAGGCGACCATAGCTGCTGCTAGGAAGAGAATCAAGGAGGCTAAGGTAGCTGAGGTAATAGAAATCACAGATGAGCACTAAAGGAAGCGGCCCACGCAAGGGACACAATCAAGAGAAGCAGCGTAAGAACTACGATGATATTGACTGGAGTAAAAAGCCCGCTGTACCCAAGAAACCATAAGTATGAAAGAACTTACCTTCTACATTACCCTTGGACTCTTCTGGTTCCTGTGCTCCATAGCAGTATTAAAATATATACTTATTAACTAATTATGACTGAACAAGAAAATTTAGATGCTATCTACGACCAGGTTCGTGGAATACTGGGAGAACACTTTCACAACTTCTGCTTTATTGTTATGGAGGAGGACGGTGATTTGTTCTGTGACTATACTAATTATAGGGTTGGTCGTATGCTAATGACTGAATCAATGGCTTACTTGGATGCGGACTTCAAGTCAACTGAGTGGGAGTGGCCAGGTGAATCAGAGGAGAGCGGCGAGAACCTCGTTTAGTAATGTCTATTAATTTCACAGAGCACCCAATCCTCAAGCCGCCTACGGACGAGGAGATAGTACTCCTGGGAGAAGCTGATCCTAAGCTACTTCAAGAGCTACACAGGGCGCACGAGGGTCGCATTTCTTCAGCCACTGAAGATCCTATCCGCCACGGGTTCGACCTACCGGGCTGGGAGCGCATCTCTGACTCCTTCAGGGAGTACAACGAAGTACTGGCACTTGGTGGGAACCGCTGTCTAGCGGCTGAGCAAGAAATCTTTGACCCCGTTGCACAAAAAAGACGCCGTGTCGATGAGATTGACGGCGACTTTAATGTAATAGCCTATGATGAGATCAACGACCGACTTCTTGAATCAAAAGCTCTGGCCCCATTTCGTAAGCCTGCTCAAGACTTATACTGCTATCAATTAAGCGACGGCGAAGAGATTCACTGCTCCAGCACTCACAGGGTTCTTTCTTTTGGTTCATACCATCCGATAGCTGACGTAACATTTCTTGACGTTCCAAAGCCGCCTGATGCTTGCTTGAAGCTGCTTCCTTCATCCGCAAGTACCCTTCTGGTGTCCACTGTGGACATTTACCTTTCAGAGTTACGCGAAGGTGTTCAGCATTGTTTTGGAATAGCTCAAGGTTCTCAATGGCGTTGTTCTGTTTATTTCCGTCAATGTGATGGACTACCTCCTGTCTTGTTAGAGGACGACCTAGACTCTTTGACACCACTAGACGATGCTCTAAAACGTATGGAGTGCGCTTTCTCCGCATTGGAGAATCAGGAGAATAAACCTCAATGTATCCGTCTTTATTTAGTATTCGACCTCCCTTCCATTCAGGGTGACCCTCTCCAGATCGAGGACCAGTCCTCTGACACTTTATCTGATGCTTCTTGCAAACCTTGTAAATCAGCTTCGCAGTTACACGAGGGTCAAGAGTCACTTGAAGTTTATCAGCAATCCATTGTTGAGTTTTCCCTTGGGATTCAATCCAGTCTCGTATCTGGTCCACAGGGTATTCGATGCTATTGTATTTTGGCATATAGTTGTTATGGTGATAATAGATCATATTATAGCATACGGGTAAGCAACTATTTCCTCCGAAGGGATACCGTGTGGGATTTTACGGTTCCAACTTACCATAATTACTTAATTGGCAATGTAGTAAATCATAATTCCGGAAAAACTACTGGCTGTGCTAAAAGGATTATGGAAGCTGTTAGTTCCAACTTCGATGGACACATAGTATGCTTTTCTCAGAATGCGGATACGTCCATCAAGGTACAGCAGCCAGCCATCTGGGAAATGATGCCCAAGGAGTTCAAGAAGAAGACCAAGAGCATTGACGGGTACATTAACTATTCAATGCAGAATGGTTTTACTGGGAGTTCTTTTGTGTTCCCTGATACTAGGACTCGCGTGGACTTCAAGACCTATACTCAGTTCAGTAATAACTCCACCATCCTTGAGGGTTTCGAGTTCGGGTTCAAGAAGGGAAGCATCAAGGCTGGGAATGAATCCAATATCGGAGCTTGGCTGGACGAGTACCTAGGTGACGCTGCTCTGGTAAACACGCTACGGTTCCGCCTAGCTACACGAGATTCAAAGATGGTGATCGGTTTTACCCCTATTGACGGGTACACACCTTTCATTGCGGACTATTTAAAGGGAGCAGAGACGCTTGAGACTAGACCTGCTGCCCTGTTACGGGGCAAGGAAGTACCAACTAAGCAGTACAGTCCAAGTCGTGATGCGGCAGTGATATACCTGCATTCGGACGAGAACCCATTCGGGGGTTACGAACGAATCGCGAAGGACCTAGCCGGGCGGCCGGAGGATGAAATAAAAGTCCGTGCGTACGGATTACCCGTGAAGTCAGCCAATGCTCTGCTCCCTTACTTTAATACCGAGGTAAACGTGCTCAATGATGAGCCGAATAAATACAAGATGACGTTCCCCGACATTTCCGATAAGTCGAAGTTCACCTGCTATCAAGTAGTTGACCCCGCTGGAGCAAGGAACTACACCTGCATCTGGGCTGGGGTAAACAAAGATGGTGAGGTGTTCATCCGCAAGGAATGGCCTGATCGCGATACGTACGGCGAGTGGGCTATGTTCGGGGACCCGAAGTGGAAGTACGGACCAGCAGCCAAGAAGATTGGTCTAAACGTTGAGGGGTACTGTGAGTTGTTCGAGGAGATTGAGGGTGACCTCGGAATTGAAGTAACCGAAAGAATTGGTGATTCACGTTTCTTTGCTAGAGAGAACGAGAACAATGATGACCTCTTTACATCCTTCTATGACTTCGGTCTAAGCTTCCTGCCGTCTGACGGCAAAATGGAAGAGCAAGGGATTACAGCTTTGGATGACTGGTTTAACTACAATCCCAATGTGGACATTGACCAAGTCAATAGACCACGGTGCTACATTCACGCAGAATGCGGTAATCTTATTGACAGTCTTATTAACTACAACGCAGGCGGTAAGCCAGAGGAAGCCCTGAAGGATTTCTTTGACGTTATTCGCTATCTACGGATGTCAAACGGTGGAGAAGGTCCTGACTTTCTTTCATCAAATGATATGATGACAACTAACAATCGCAAAGGAGGGTACTAATGCCAAAGAAAAGATTAACACAAATTGCTGAAGAACAACAGGTTACGTTTGATGAAGCTATGCAAATTGCAACTGACAAGCTACCAGAGGGTTCAGTTACCGGAAAAGGTAAGAACACTTGGGTAAGTGAAGAGGGTGCAAAAATTCTGGAGGACTCCTTTATGATTGAGGAGATCATTCCTAAGCACTACTCTGGAAGGGTGATTGGGGAATGCCCGAACCCTAAATATAATATAGTATTTGCTAAGGAGATTGGCAAGAGGGTAAACGTATTGTTACCCCGTAAGTGGCAGGGAAAGTTAATTAAAAAGATTATTACCTTTGAGGCTATTGAAGATATTAAGGGCGTAACTTATCGATATGTCGGAAAGTAAAAACATTACACTGGACAGGGCTTGGTGCAGGGAGCAATCAGATCGATTAGCAAGTTGGGAGATACTACGTCGTCACGTTCTTCACGAAAGTGGAGTCCAGATGACGAATGGCGACCTATGTGATACAATAGGCGTATCATCAACCTATACTATTAGGTTGCTTAAATCTATACAAAAACGCATCAAAGAAGATAATGCTGAATGAATCAACCTCCGAGTCCCTGACTTACGTCCAGGATGAACCCGACATCAAGACCCTACGATATGCTTATGAGCAAACCGTAAACGAGCTTGATAGCTACTTTGACCTATGCCGCACCAGCTATGACGACCGTCGCAACTGGTGGCCTGGCAAGAGCCGAGATCACCGAAAGCACGGCGCTGACGCTTTCCCTTGGGAGGGTGCATCCGATATGGAGTGCCACCTTATTGATGAGCGGATTACTCGTCTCGTATCATTGTTTATGGCATCGCTGAATCGAGCCAATGTCCGAGCATTCCCAGTTGAGAGTGGCGATATTGGTCGAAGCCGTGTGGTTTCTGGGTTCTTAAAGTGGATGGTCAGTTCGGGGTATATCCCACGTTTTTACCGCGAGATGGAACTAGGTGCTAACTATTTGCTTGAGCGGGGCATACTGATCAC